AAAAGCCAGCCTGTTTATCAGGCTCAGGGAGTAGTTCTGGGAGCTGCCACTGTTTAGGACGCTCTGTTACTTCACGACTTTCTAATTCACGAGTAATTCTATTGTTGCCAGCCATTATAGGGCCTCCAATTTCATAAGTTCACGAGCGTATTGCTCTGGGGTTAATCCTAGTTTCTTAGCAATTGCTTGCTGAGAAGTTTTAAGCTTGACCTGTTTAGAGGCCGTACTTCTAGTCGCCGGAGCTACTACCGTGCTTGGCTTAGCTTTTGGAGCAGGTTTCTGGACCTCTTCATTTGGCTCGGCCTTGTCTTCCAAAGTATCAAAATACTCAGGAAATTTCTCACGCATAGTTCTGTCTATGCGTCTAAAGTATTGGTCAGTACCCACAACTGTCTGTCCGTACTCATCCAATAATTCTTCATGTATCCCAACAGCATAGCTGGACATAGCTTTTTTAGTGCCATACCATGGATTCTGTTCCAACCAAGACTGAGTTTTTGGATCAATCTTAGGGCGTTGTTGCTCTACTTGTTGCATTTGTACATCATTTTCTTCCGCTTGTAAAGTACTAGGCCTAAAATCCTTTGCTTTCTGTACTTTATAGCCAGCGTCATTTAACTCAGTTTGCGCTGCAACAATGCGATCTGGGTCTCCAGACTCTAAAGCCTCTTTATAAGCCCGTTGAGCCACTTGGACTTGTAGGTCGGCTTGGCTTTGTACGGTCTCAATGTAGGTTTTCTCGCCTGCGGAATACTGGGCACGGAGCTTTTTATTCTCTTCCATTACCCGTTTGGCAAGCTCAACAGCCTCTTTTTGCTCTCTAAAAGCAGCTTCTTTGGCACGTCGCTCGTCGTGGTAAACCTTCTTATACTGCTTTAAACGTAAGGCTTGGGCTTTTTCATCGAGCTCATCTTCGTCGTCGGCGGCGTCAAACTTATCCACCATTTCTTTAGGAATTGGTTCTTTACCCTTGTCTTTTTCGGGGGTATCGTCTTCAATCTCTAATTCAATGTCTAGAGTGTCTTCTGGTAAATCTTTATCCTGCTCATCAGGAAATTTGTATTCTGCGTTCATTTATAGCTCCTATACAGTTTTGCGTTTAATACCACGTGGATCATCTACTGTTGCCTCAACAGAATCGTCGTTAATAATTCTGAACTCTCGTCCGTGAATCACTAAGCGGGTTCCTGCATTTGGTCGCACTAGGATGAAATCGCCTTTTTGACACCAAGGCCCGTTGGGGTATCGTTCTGGATCTTTATAGCAATCTGGACCTAAATCCACAACAAACAGCACTGTGGTTAAAAGTTCGTCGTACCTTAAAGTTTCGTCGGCTTTGAGGATTCCGCCTTCATGCTCTTTCTCTGCTTCGGGAATAGCACAAAGAATCCTATATCCAGACGGTTTAGGAAGCTGTTTACCTTTTTCTTCTTCGGTTTTATGTAGTAATGCTGATAAATCTACTGCTTGAGACAAATTCACACTGGGGTTTGAGCCAGCTAAATTATCAGTCGTCATCTGAGGACTCCAAGTTTTTTCTAAGGTCTGTTATGTATAGACGAGCGGTTAATAGACCCTGCACTTCCCCGCACATCTTTTGGTACTCGGAAAAATCTTTTGCTGCTCCGGCACCAACGGCTTCCTGTAGCCGTCCTACTTTTTCGTCTAGTTGTTTGACTACACGATCAAGATACTTTTCAATCATTTATTACCTTTCTGAGGTTTTTGTGATTTTTGCTGCTGTGACTGTCTGTTTTGATAAGACTGGTCTTTTTGGTGATCTATTTGTTGCTTTGTTTTTGCAAGCTCAACTCCTAGTCTTGCTCCTGCTTCTTCTTGCTTAGCCATGCGGTCTTCTCTGTCTTTCTGGGACTTAAGAGTAGCGTTCATACCAGCAATCTTTTCTTGTGATTCAATACGTTGCTTCTCGATTTCAAGTTGGTCTGCTTTAGCAGCTGAGTCTGAGGCAAGCTTACGGTTCTTAATATCAACTTCCATTTGCTTGATCTTAAGTTCTTGCATTTGCATCTGGATGATTGGATCTTGCGCAGCTTGTTGTGCTTGCTGAGCAGCCATTTCGGTTTTGTCTCTTTGGAGAAGCACTTGAGACGCTTGAGCGGCAAGTTGAGAGATCTGAACTTCCATATCTTCTGGAATGGCGCGTTCGTCTGCATCGTCTTCGTCTGGGTGGAACGGTAAAGTAACTCCCATTTGCTCTTCCATTTGCTTGCGGTATTCGTACGCAATGTGCTCATTAATATGGGCTTGCATTGCAGCCTGCATCGCTTGGGCATTTGGATTTTGACCTACTAGCTTCATGATTTTTGGATCTTGCATTGCCGCCTGATGGACAACAATATGAGCTTGGTGGTCTTGATACAAAAACGCTTTGACTGGTTTCATCATCAGAACATTTTGGTTCTCTGAGATGGGGTCTTCGGGTCTTTGATCTTCTGGCAGCTTAACTAATTTATTAGCATTCTTAATTCCTAGTACATCCAACATCTGGCGATGGAGGTAAGGGAGGTTGTAGAGCTGTGGCGCTCCTTGGGCTAACTGTAGTGCTGCTTGATACTGAGTAACTTTCTGTGCCATTGTTGCGGCATTTGGGTCACTTACTGGTATTACATCAACGTTGTCATAGTCGGCTTGTTTTGCGCGGCGTGGGCCTTCAACTGGCTCATAACTATACTCATCGGGGGTGTAATCACGAATAATGTCACGCAGGAGACAGAGCTCCTTCTTAAACGAGTAGTGGATGCGAGCTTGTACTGCGGACATGACTTTGAGGGTACGTTCTAAAATTGCTAGTGTTGTACCTACGGGAGCTTGAGCGCTCATGTCGCTTATGTTCAGATCTGCTGCTGAAGCAAAACGACGACCTTCTTCAATAATTTTATCTAAGAGACCTGCGAGAACCATTGAGGGTTCTTTGTAAGGCAAGGGAACGATATTGTCCCTGATCGACCCGGACGGCACATCAACATCCCTAAATTCGCCGGGGGCAATCGGGGTATCATCTCCTTTAACTCGCAATCCACGGGTCTTAAAGCCACCTGGCAAGTTTGAGAGGGACCCTGCATCAACCAACTGACGGAGGATGGAAGTTCCTGATTTAGCAAACGCACCGATAAGATGAATAAGACCAAAACAGTAGAAGCCAAAGCCGGGAATATAGCCGTAGTGCACAAAATGATTGCGTTTCTTTTTATTATCATCTTCAGGTCTCCAGTTACGACGGATAGCCAAGACTTGCTGACTAGATTTCTCAATAGTCACTATATATGGCAGGGCAACGCCCGTAGGCTCGCCGTCTTCGTCTGTGTCCTCGTATCCTTCTAAATCGAGATCCACTTGTACTTCAAGGATTTTGTAACGATCATCCGTAGTGGCTCTGAAGCCCATTTTTTCGGCGATCTTCTTTTCTACTTCATCAAAACTATCAACAGGCTCACCAAGGTCTACATCTAACCAAAAGCCTGCTACTTGTAATTTGCGAACTTCGTTCTCGGTCTTGCGCATGACGTGCGCTACGCGAGGGGCTTGTTCTAAACTAGATGCACCGTAAGGAACAATTAAGTCCTCTGCTGGTACAAACATACTAACTTGACGTGCTAAGGTTGGGTCATAGTAAACCTTCTTAAACGCATTACCTGATAAACCCAAGCCCCATAACATTCTCTCTGTCTCAGGGCGGAACTCATCCATCTTCTCTGTAAGCTGGTAGTTCATGTCATCTGCAACCCGCTCGGCAGATTGTTTTTTCTCAGGTGTTTCTTTTCCTATTACTTGAGTCTTAACAGGACCTTGAGCAGGGAAGATCTCCATGATGGTCTCTGCTTGGAACTTAACTAGGGTTTCAGATAACAAAGGATGATATACACCACAGGCACCGGGCCATGGTTCCATACGTTCTTCAATCTTCATACCCAAAAGTTGCAAACCATCTACATAAGTCTGCATCCAATCTTTTCTGGCGCCCATGTCGTCTTCAACATCGCCAATAATGTCACTAGCAATTTCTGTTAGCTGGGAGTCTGATATGTACTCGGCAAGGTTGTCATCAAAGCCTTCTTCGTCTTCGCCTTTTTCTATTTTAAAAATTGGCTTACCATCAATGCCAATCTCTACAGACTCTGGGTCCTCAATAGTAATCTCTAAGTCCGGCTCGGTGTTATCCACGTCCGCCATATTGATTGCGCCTAAACCCATTGGGGCTTGTGAAAGTGACTTATCTATTGCCATGTTTTAACCTATACGTTATAGTAACCCTGATTGCGCCTTGATTTGAACATCTTAGGTTCATCTTGCTCATCGGAATCTAACTGCACAAACCCACCCCTACGGAACCGTAACAACGCTTGACTCATCGAGTCTACTAAGTCGTCATGCTCGCCCGAAGGAAAACTTGCTACTTCTTCTACTAATTCTTCTGCCCAAGATGTACATGGTACCCAAACCCTGCCAGACGCAAAAAGATCTGCGCAGGCATTTAATCTCGCTATTTTATCATTACCTTTGCTTGGAGTGTACTCTTGAACCGGAATACCCATTGCTCTCAGTTCAAAAACTAAGGGGGCCCCGGAAGCTTTTGCCTCAACAATAATAGAATCAGGTTCCCATTCCTTATAATGTTCAAACGCCGTTTGCTTTAATTCGGGAAACTCCATACGTCTTTTAAAAGAATTTAGCAAAATTATGTTAGCTACGTCAACTCCTCGATCGTTTGGCCTATAGAACACTCCCCAGGTCGTGCATGCAGAATAGTCTGACCGTTGGGTCTTTAAAAACGCCGTGTCCCAAGACTGTATTAAAAACTCACAATACGGTGGATCTTCGTGTTCCCATTGCTTCCACCACTCCCTTTTAATAATAGCGCTGACATCTGAGGTTGGCTCTTGCATGTACTGAGCCATCCATTTTGCATTTGGAAGTTCGTTTTTAAGTGCTAGAAGTTCGCTTAGCTTCCAAAACTGCGGCCATAGGGGTTGGTCGTCCGGCAAGATTGCAGGAAAGTTAATTACCTCCCATTCCTCCCCAGAACGTTGCATTGCTGATTTTAATACCTGTCCTGTAAGGTCCTTTTTGGACCACCTTGTCATAACTACGATAATCGCGCCACCCGGTTGTAGACGTTGACGAGGGCCTGACGTATACCATTCATAAGTTTTGTCATAAATTTCAGGGTTATTTTCAGATAAAGCAGCCTCTTGTTCTGAATGAGGGTCGTCAATAATGAGGACATCCGCGCCCTTACCCGTAACTGCGCCTCCCACACCGATAGCAAAATAGTCTCCCCCTTGGTTAGTTGCCCACCGCCCAGCAGCTTTAGAGTCACTCTGCAGTCCAACTCCCGGGAAGATAGACTTATAAAGGTCGGAATCCACCAAATTACGGACTTTACGTCCGAAGCCAACAGCAAGCTCCGCTGTATGAGAGGTCTGAATAACTTTCTTTTTAGGAAACCTACCAAGAAACCAAGCTGGGAGAAGGTATGATGCAAACTCAGACTTAGTATGACGAGGAGGCATATTAATAATGAGGCGTTTAATTTTTCCATTTGCTACCCTTTCAAATGCTGCTGCCATCTCCGAGTGGTGTGCCCCGTCAATAAAATCCGGCCATACTCTATGAACAAAATCCATGAAGTTATCTTGACAATTTTCTTTGTGTTTTACCTCTACTGCTACGTCTAGTTGCTCGTATAGGGCCCTGAGTTGGGCCTCGGACAGCTTGGTAATGTTCTTTTCAAGAGCTAGAAGCTCTTTTTTAGTCAGCTGCTTGTTCATCTATGGTGTCTAGTGAATTTGTAAGCCGTTCTGACTTAGGAGTGACGTCTATGGTGTTCATTTGCATCAGAATACGTATCTTTTCCCTAATAGCTTCTTGTAGCTCAGCACTGTTTTTATGTGTAATAGTGATTTCAGAACGTTCTGTAAACAAATCACATGCTTTTCCTAGTAATTCTAGGCTTTTTAGCTCGTGTTTAGTATCGCCGCACTGGGAAATCTCTAATAGCCGGTTAGTTACGACGGATCGTAGCTGTACTTTATCCTGAACTACCTGTTGATCGTACTGTGAGAGGTATCCTGACATAGCTAAAGCCGTTCCAGGCGTACTTATTGCCGCTTTTTCTTCTTTTTCTTGTTCTTTAGTGCGTTTTTTGCCAAGACTGTTAAATAGAGTAGTGGCTTTATCAATATCATCGCCCGTCATTTCTATCCCAGAACCAAGTTCTTGCATAATCATTGCAGTATTTGCTTTGACACGAATGTCGTCGGCATGGTCCATTTCTGGGGGTCTTCCGAGCGTGTCGGGTAGGGGTATATTTAGTGTTGGTTCAACGTTGACCGGCATGTTCTGGCAGCAGGTTGGTTGTTAATGGCTGTATCTTAGCAGAGTTTTCTTCGTAGTGGTGGATTCGGTGGCAGTTGGCGCATAGAACAATACACTTTTGCACTTCTTCCATAGCTGCAGCAAAACAACCTTGGCTTACCAAATGACTAACTATGTTCTCTTTTGCGCTTGGATCTACGTGGTGGAAGTCCAATGCTGCTGGATGGTTCTGTTCGCATTTCGTACATTTAAGTGTACGTTTAAATGTATCCCACCTAGCTTTTCCTACCGCCCTGTTTGTCTTACTTAGGGCCATTACTTTATCTTTATTAGCCAGGTAATACTTGCGGCTTTGTTCTTTATGGTACGCTTTGCGTTGTTCTGGGTCTTTATATGGCATCGTCTAACTTATAGGTTTTGATTGGTCCGCTGCTGTTCACATCCACATTACAGGCCCATTCTACTCCTTCTTCGGCAGTTAGTCCCATACGCAGGCAAACTTCAGCAGCCATACTTCCGGATCCAATAGCCATAAAGGTTCTAATCCTTTCCCACTCAAGATCATCCCCGCAGGAAAACAATCCTTCTTTGGTTAGTTTTAGAAACGAACTGTCTGCTTTTAGTTTTGGTTTGACTTTAGTTTTCTTGTTTACGTACTCTATTACTTTTTCCGCATCGCAATAATTACCAGCAACCCCGATAAAACCTCCGTCTACTGGGAAGATCTTATCCTCAAAATACTTTATGCCTGTATCGGAATCTGTAAACTGGCTATCTGCAACCAGAACTTTTCTTCTCCAGTCACCGATGATCGTAGTCATTTTGTAGCCATAAGATAGAGCCCTACGTTAGAGAAGGCGTAGCCAGAATAAATAATAAGCAGTGAGGTGTTGCCCTTAAGTCCTTGCTCAGCAGCTATGTAGGCATAGATCACACCTGTAACAATAATAAGCCATGCGCTCATTTGAATCCCCTGTTTTGCGTATTATATTACACATTTTGGGGTTCAGTTTTATTGACGTTTCATGCACTTGGGGGCCGTAGCCCCCTGATTTTATTACTTTTTCTTGCTATACAAGTCTTTCCAAGTGTCCATTACGCAGTTGTACCAAAATTCATACGCTTGCTTAGTCTGCTTGGTTACAGTCTCAAACTTCTCTAGTGCATCTTTGTATTGTTTTTCAAAATCAAACATAGTTTAGTCCTTTAGGTTAGTTAGGGTTTACCCCTGGTTTGTTTCTCATAGTTTACATTATACGATACTTTTTGGTGCAGTGCAACACATGTACACTTTTTGGCTTTTTTTAAACACGTTTTTTTGATATGTATAGATTTTGCGATTTTTTGTACATTATAAGAAACGTTTTGGCGTTTATAGGAATCTTATGTAGGTTTATCCTTTTTACTTATATAAGTACTTGTATATTTTTTATATACCCCCCGGGGGTAGGAGTCCCTTTTGGTGCATGACGTACCCCTTTCTCTAGAACCAGGTGTGCTTTGTTGCGTAAAAACAAAGAAGGGGGTGGGAGTAATTTTATTTTTGAAGTATCTATTGTGCAGATTAATGTGTATGTATTGCTCTTGGTTCCATCAATCCCTATCTTGGGGGGTGGGGTGTACTGGGTGACACATAGTCATATTGTCGTTGGCGTGGGGTATTTAAAATATATGTTGACACAGTAAGGTATATGTGAGATATTCGGGGTGTGGGCTTTTCCACATACACATAGGAGTATTAGATATGAATGCAACAACTAACTCAGTAGTAGAAGTAACAGTATCAGAGCAAGACTTGCTCGGCTTTAAGGCTAACGGCTCGGCTTTCGGGGAGTCAGAGTTAACAGCGGATGGTGCGTTGTTTGACTTTACTAAGCGGGTTTGTCCTAACGGCGGGACAACTGCCAACTGGTATGTGCTAGAAGCTGGTGCTAAGTCTTGGAAAGCGGGCTATGCTGAAGTTAAGAGTATCCCGTTGACTGGTGATGATGGTAAGGAAAACAATACAGTCACCAAGGCTTACTCTAGATTCTTGGCTCAATGCTGTGACAAGTACGGGCTCATCAAGCCAACCAAGCCAACAACAACTGCTCAGGATAAGAAAGAGCAACGCAGTAAAGCGCAGTTGGCTATGGATGAACTCAAGGCTAAACCAATGGAGGACTTGATAGCCGAGGTTCAGATGTTGTCGGCGTCACCAACATTGGATAATCTAAAAAAGGCTAGTAAGGTTCAAAAAGCCGTAGAGTCCAAGCGCAAGGACTTGCTTGCTGATCGTTTAGATGGTATTAAAGCCAAGCAGAAAGAGGTTAAGGACTTAATAGGTAATTGTATGGATGAGTCCAAGCTTGATATGGTTTTAGATATATTGTTAGATAATGTTGATGTTGCAGTAATGTAATAACAGGGTCGGCTTGGTGATACTGAGCCGACCTATCTTAACTAAATAGAAAAGGAAATACCATGTTTTTAGCCGAATGGAATGAAGAGGGCAAATACCATAGCAAGATGTTTGATTCTGAATTATCCGCTACTGAATTTGCTGTTGATGCTTACCTTGATTGTTTAGTATCAGTATCAATAAGACCTTACTCTTTTGGTTCTAGAGAATTGGATACGGAATTTGAATACCACATCGAGGCTAACCAAGACTAAACCCCGAAAGGGGTTTTTTATTTTCCTAAGGAACTGGTTGTAAGCGACGCTTTAGCCTTTTGCTCCGCAGGACAAAGTGACACGAAGTCATAATGTCCCCTATTGTTCTGCGAATTTTATATCGTTCTATGCAATGTTCTGTAAAATATCCTTATAAATCAATAATGTCCGTAATGTTCTATTGTTCTGTACCGAAAAATTGAAAATCCAAAAGACAAAGACCCCCTTCGCATAGTGTAAGCACAAAGCACACTTAGGAATTTAGAATCTGAATTTCATTTTTTTAGTAGTAGAACAATAGAACATTATATATATATAGAGGTTTTTGCTTTCCATCCCCTTGATTTTATTGGGTTTGTATTGTTCTATTGATTACAGAACATTGACAGAACAATACCCGTATTTATAGAACAAAGCGGACAAACGCTTGACATTGTCATGATTCTCTGTTATACTACAAGGGTAGTAAGGCAATACAGAAGCACCTTTTCATTTAACGGACAAACTGACATCTAGTCATAATGTCCAAATTTACGGAGAATCACACTATGCTACAAACTATCAAAACCGCAGAAATGCTAAACCAATTTAGCGAAACCGAAACCGCTAGTCTTATCTCTGCATCCATCGCCTATCACGAAGCAGGAATTGAATCAGGCAATGCTGTAAAAACCTATCAGACCATCATTGGTGCAAAACCTACCTACGAACGCTACGAAATGGGTCGTATCATTTTTATCGAATCGTTGGAAAACGAGGGTCTGTCCGAAGATGCAGGGAACAAAAGATGGGAGCGCTTGCGCAAGGAAATGGGTTTAACCGCTATCCCTAAATCTACTAATCCTGATTCTATCCGCAAGGCAGAACAAAGGGCAGAAGCTAAAGAGAAGCAAAGGGCAGAATTTGCAGGCAAAACCGATGACCAATTAAAGGCGGAAATTGCTATGCTCTCAAAAGTGCCTAACAGTAAAAACTTAGCACAAGCCCAAAAAATCAGTAGAGAAATAGACTTACGCTTTAAAGAAGAAACCAAAGGCGAAGAAGAAGCACGAAAAACCCTCATTGCCGAAATCAATGAGTGGCTTAAAACCCAAAACCTAGAAACAATAAAGAATTACGCAAGAAGCATGAATCTAGTCTAACCATAGGGGGAAACCCCTATTCACTACGAACCCCCTTTATGGGGGTTTTTTCTTGTCCAAAATCCAAGCAGGGAACTGGCGGAATATCGCAGGCGACGCCACAGAGCCAAACAAAAATCGGCAATAAGTACCAAAGGACAAAACCCTACGCAACAAAACATAGCCGACTAAAGACGGACAAGGACTTGACATTGTTAGCTTTCTGTGTTATACTGTAAGGGTAAGTCGAGCTATGCAATCACACAAACCACAGGACAAGATGACCAAATGTCAGTATGTCCCAACAAAGGAGAGCAAATGTCCCAACACCTCACCCAACGAGCAACCCACGAATCCCACCGCTATTTCTGTATAGCCAACATCGCCAAAGACTGCCAAATTTATGTAAACGGCAGACGAGCCAACTTTCTTATCGACAAATCCAAACCCCTAACTTGCATGAAGTGTGGCGACGCCATAGCAAAGAACAGGAAGTTTACTGTCGCACCCATGAACAAAAGCAATTACTACCATGTCTACAACCCTGACATGCTCAAGCAACTCAACCCAAAGCGTACAACATGACATTTGCAAAAAAAGACCTAAGAGCAAGGGGTGAGCCGACATGGTTAAAAGAAGTGTCGCCTCATTCCGCTTTAAACGCTAGGGACTTCCAAGAGTTGCTAGATATAAGTCATGGGTTTTTTAACGAAAAGATAGCAACGGGCGAGATACCTCCGCCTGACAAAAGAATACGCAACCATAGGTTTTGGTATGTTGAAACAGTAAGGAAGTTTTTTAAAGGAGAAGCAAAATGATTTATATATTTGGAGCATTATCAATCGTAGTATCTATCATGACAATCTGTGTTTCTATAATACTGGATAACAACGGACTCATACCTGTAATCGGCTTAACCATAAGTTCCTTTACATTCGGCTTCATTATGGGAGAAAACCGTGAATAGGGACAAAATGACAATCGGTCAGTATGTCGTGGAAGAAGTAGAAGAAGGGTCAATAAACGACATTGCCATCGTTAAAAGCTACGCATACTGCGACGAATACAACACAAACACAGGAAAAGTAGAGCCAAAGCAAGGTGCTAGGTTTTTAAAAGAAGGTTATATCGACGGATTCTTAGCAGGCTTTGCCTACAAATTTACAGGAAAAACAGAATGACAACGCACTACAAAGGCGAACGCATCGCCGACTTACTACAAATCATAGCTGAGATGGAGCAAAGGCTTAGGTTAATAACTGCTGACACCGACCCCTTTTCTCTAGCACAGTATGAAGAAGTGGCACATGGCTATTCATCGCTTGCCATAGCAAAAGCGAAACTAACGGCATTACAAGGAGAGAAATGATGAAGAAGAAAGTCGTATCGTGGGTAATAGAAGTGGAGTGGGAAGATGGGACTATCGAAAAGATTGCTGATGTGGGTGATCTTGTTGCAGGGTATGTAGATGGTCACTTGTCCTTTTTAGAAGATGAACTTAACGGAGAGAACGAATGAGCAAGACGGATCTACACCAAGAACTATCGGAGTTTATTACCGATGAACGAGATCAAGATACGGTTTTAGAACTGTTCTGGGAACTCAAAGACGCACCCCTTAACTCAGAAGGACGAAAAGAATCTGCTCGTAAGATAGTAGACCTACGCAGTATCTATGGGGAAAACCTTGACCACGCAATCAATCTATTACTCGACTACAAGGAAGGTAAATGACTGAGGACGAACTCAAGCTAGTAAGAAAAGCCATTAACGATTTGGAAACAGGGATGCACTTCAATGCACCGAAATCCTTTTTGCGAATCATGTCGTGGCAGGCTAAAGAAACACTTAACGAACTATTAGAAAGGCAACACGATGACAACTTGGACAATGCAGGACTTGACCCCCACGCCTGAGGAAGAAGAAGCATGGGCAATGATGGAAAAAGAGCAGGAATACCAACAACTAAAGCAACAACAGAAAGAAAAGAGGGACGACATGTATTGGAACAATCGCATTGTTAAAGAAACAATTAAGTATCTGCACGATGGTAAAGAGATGGTCGAGCATTACTACGAGATCAGCGAAGTTTATTACAACGACAAAGACGAACCATGTGGGTACTGCAAATCTACTGCGGGCGGAGAAACATTTGATGAGATGCGTGAAGTGTATAGCCGTATGGCAGAAGCATTTAAGTTTGATGTGCTAGATGCAGACAAAGACTTTAACCACAAATTTAATGAGGACGAAGAAGATGGTAAGGAAATCTAAAAAGACTGCGAAGTGGCAATACTTAGGCGAGACCGACCCCGCCGAGTATATACATAGCAACAAGACCCATCGAACTGCAAGCGAGGCATTTCGTGATGCCGACTACGCATACGCAGGGTGGAAACCAAAGTCGGAGTGGCAAGATTGCAAAGAGTTTATAAGTGGCATGATATTTATGTCGCCTATGATTGCTTTCTGTCTGTATATTTTATATCTAGTAATAGTAGCGACAAACTGACATGGTGTCAGGATGTCTTTTTAAAAGGAGAAGTGTATGAGTTGGGGAATAGGTAGGTACAACACCGCAGGGCTGCCTGCATTGATAGACTTTGCAGCTGCAAAGAGGCATTACGAATCAGTCGTTCCGATTCGTGGGAGAAGTCAAGTAGTCAGACCCGCAGGCAGTAATCGACGCTTTAGTTGGTACACCATCGAGAAGAACATGAAGTCAGTAGAAGATGGTAGCCCAGTAGGTAGGTGGGTAGAGTCGTATGGTATTAAAGTATACGGCTCTGATTTAGTGGAGTTCCACGCCGACGGCAACATCACGCTACGCACAAGCAAGTGGGCATCGCCGACTACGATGTCAGTCTTATATTATTCAACGGCATCATTCGGGTCGGTGTTTAGCGAGAGGGGCAAGTGGTATTTCACAAACAAGGCAGGCAAGTGCTATGTGTTTCATGGCGAACTACCGCTACACAATAAAGATGGGGTGTATGAACCGATAGATATAAAGCAAGAGCATAAGCATAGAGTTGACCGCAAAGCTATGAACGCAATAGCAAAGAAGTACAAGTTGTTCGTAGACTATGCGACGCAGATGCTTTTGATTGAACCCAATGTCACACGGCTAGAGATGGCTGAGTTTGTGCAAGGTATTGACTTTAAATCTCCTGACATTATTCCTGATAATAGATGGCGAGGGGACAAAGTATCGGGAGAGAACCGAGCAAAGATGCTTAAGTATATAGATAAGTTTACGGCTACGGGCGATCTAGGTTTAGCTTACGAGTTAGCTTGTTATATGGCGATTTGCTTTGGTCGTTGGCAGTATCGTGCCAACCTGACTCATTGCACACCCGATAAGTTTAAGCGTGGTTTCAAAGAGATGTTGAAGTACAGCTTCAGAGATGAAGTGTTTGTTAAAGAAGCACAAGAAGTAGGTGTTCCGTTTCATGATGTAAACAAGAAGTATTTTTATTACTAAAGGACAAACTGACATCTAGTCATAATGTCCATAACTAAAACTGTAAAAGGAAATCAAAATGTCTGAAGTATTTTTAAACAAAGTAGCAACCCTCAAAGAAGCAGAAGACCTAATCGTATCTCTTGGTTCTAACGGAACAGTTCATCTTATGGGTGAGCCGGGGGTAGGCAAGACATCCATGTTCAAAAATATTGTTAAGAGAACTGGTAAAAAAGGCATTTACATCGACGCACCAAACATCGAACTTGGCGAACTAGGCATCCCAATTCCTGACCATTCAACTAAAACGACGCGGATCTATCCCAACGAACAATGGGGTTTCCATCTTAACGAGCCAAAAGTTATCTTCATTGACGAGTTCACAAAAGCACACACCGCAGTAAAGAATATGTTGCACCCAATGCTTAATGAGCCACGCATGATTATGGGAGTTCCACTACACCCCGAAGATATTGTCGTAACGGCAGGCAACTACACAGGCGATGGCGTTGGCGATAACATGATGGCACACAGTCGTAATCGTATCTCGGTGGTCGCAGTTAAAAAACCACACGCAGGCTTTAATCCCGATGGCTCTATTGATGCTGATTCATGGGGTTCATGGGCGATTGATAACGAGATAGCACCTGAGGTTCTAGCATGGGTTAAAGATACCCCGCATTGCTTAGCCTCATACCTAGACCCTGCACAGAACGGCAACAAGTATATCTTCAACCCTAAAGAAGCACAGAAGTCTTTTGTTAGTCCTCGTTCCCTTGCTAGAGCATCAAGTATTCTTAAGGCAAGAGCGGGAGTCACAACCAACGCAACTGTTTGTGCGTTAGAAGGAACGATTGGTGCTCCAGCAGCACGAGATCTGATGGCGTTCGTGGAAGTCGCCGACTCGCTACCGACTTGGGAAGCTATATGCAAATCACCGCAAACTGCTCAAGTTCCGAACTCACCCGCTGCGTTATGCTTACTTGCTTTCTCAGCAGTACAAAAGGTAGATCGTGAAACCATCAGTAAGTTCTTTGAATACCTCAAGCGTACACCGAAAGAATTGCAGTCTGTATTCTGCTTGACTGGTATGAAGAACGACGAGAAGAAGAAACTCTTTTTGACAAGCCAATCGTTTGTTGATTGGATGCGTACTAATCAGTATTTATTCTAAGGAGAAGCCATGACATATGAAGAAGAAGCTAAACAGTTGAGAGAAGCATTGGTTAACTTAGTGCGTGTTGGTGAGATGTGTGCTGACCCTGATGAGCCGTTTAATGAATGGGTTGATGGGTTAGTGCAAGCATTAGACGAAGCACAGGATTTATTAAGGAGAACTAAATCATGATAGGTTTATCTATATTTGTGTGGTCGCTAACCGCTTTTTGTTTAGGTATGGTAGCTGGATTTTTAATTGCTTTTATAGGGAGTAAATAATGAAAGAAGTAATGGCAGACATATTGGCAAAGAATCGCCGTAATAAAGCAGAAGCAAAAGCTATTAGTCTAGAGTTTGTTCAGCTTGCAGTAGCAGTAGGTATGCCACAAGAAGAAGCACTTAAAACAAACCTACCTACATTTTTTGATGGTTACTTAATGGCAATGGGACACATGCCTGCTTATAGAAAGGAACAAATAGATGGCTAAGATGACGGCAGAACAGAGAATAGAGAGGACTCATGTGCAGCTGATGAAGCACAAGAACTTCTGCTTGTTCTCAGGTTTATTCATGGTGGGTAAAGTCAGCGTTGATGACGACTTGGAAACCGCTTGCACTAATGGTGTTGATGTGAGATACGGCAGACAGTTTGTCGATAGGTTGAATGACAAGCAATTAGCTTTCTTAATCTTGCACGAAACTATGCACAAAGCGTATCGACATCTAGTTGTATGGGAATCACTACATAGAAAGAACGCACAGGTTGCTAACGCAGCATGTGATTATGTGATTAACTTACAGATTGCAGACTACGATCCTAACCATGAGATGACCGAGATGCCTGTTGATGAGAACGGCGAAGTCATGGGTTTGATTGACGAGAAGTATCGTGGTATGGACTCAGCCCAAGTATTCAAATTGATATACGAAGAAAACGGCGGGGGTGGTAGCGGTGGTAAAGGTTTCGATGACCATGATTGGGATGGTGCAAAGGAAGCTACTGCTGAAGAAAAGGAAAAGGTTGCCAAGGAAATCGAGTCAGCGTTAAGGCAAGGTTCTATTCTTGCAGGCAAGATGGGCGGTAATGTTTCTAGAGAACTGCAAGACTTGCTTACCCCGAAGGTTGATTGGAAGGAAGCATTGCGTGATTTTGTTAAGACCACAACGCAAGGCAAAGATCAAACCACATGGAAGCGATTGCACAAACGCTATATCGGTATGGATATTATTATGCCGAGTAGCTATGACGAGAAGGTCGGCTCTATCGTGGTAGGTGTAGATACATCAGGCTCTATTGGCGGAGAAGAACTCGCACAATTCTTGGGTGAGGTGAAGTCTATCTGTGATGAGGTTAGTCCCGAGAAGATTGACTTACTCTATTGGGATACTAGAGTAGCAGGACATGAAACCTATCAGGGTTCTGAGTTAGCAAGCCTTGTGGAATCAACTCAAGCCAAAGGCGGGGGCGGTACTGATCCTGACTGTGTGCCAGCTTATATGAAGAAGGAAGATCTAAAGCCCGAGTGTGTAATCATGCTGACCGACGGCTATCTTGGTTCTGATAAAGCTAATTGGACTTCAGTCACTATGCCTGTCATGTGGTGCATCAAAGGTAATAGCCGATTCAATTCCGATACTGTGGTCGGTAAGATCGTTCATGTTGAGTAGTTAAACCAAAGGACATTCTGACATTATGTCAGTTTGTCCACGAAAGGAAATCAAATGCAAGACAATAGTATATCAATCGCATCATCAGCCATGTTAGTGGAGTTATCTATTAGCACATGGACTGCTAGGAAACTAGATAAGAAGGTATCAACTCAAGTTGACTTAGATCAGAACGCTAAGACTAGGGCAGGCAACTACAACAAGAACCTACTCGCAGGCACGGGGTTTCTTGATAGCATAACGAAGTATGCTGCGAACGCAAGGGCATGGCATCTATCTCAAACCTTACCTTGGTCTGACAACGGACTACGCTTACTGCCTATGTCTAACTTCATGGATTATAAAAAGCAGTTGCATACGCTTGAGACTAACTATGAAAACCTAGTCGATAAGTTTGTGATTGCCTACCCTAACTTGGTCAATGCCGCAGCGTTTCAGTTAGGTAATTTGTTTGACCGAAGCGAGTACCCCGAAGCCGACACCATAGCAAGAAAGTTTAAGTTTAATGTGAACTACTTGCCTGTGCCAATGGCAGGGGATTTTAGAGTAGACATCAACGAAGAAGCAAAGGCTGAGATCATTGCGAGTTGCGAAGGACTATATAAAGAACGCCTTGATAATGCAATGCGTGATGCTTGGTCTAGGTTGCATGATTGTCTAACCCGCATGAGTGACAGGCTTGGGGTTGATGTAGTAGACAGTGATGTGCCTGAGAGTCACGGACAAGTAATGAAACCTCGAGTATTTAGAGACAGCCTGCTAGAAAATGCTGTGGAGTTAGTAGATCTCCTGAAACATTTTAACCTTACAGGCGACCCCTCTATGGAGCAAGCCCGAAGGGACTTGGCTACTGCAATTATGAACCACGATGCCGACGACCTCCGAGAAAACTTCATAGCGAGAGAAGCAGTTAAGAACAAGGTCGATGCAATACTCGGCAAGTTTTCATTTTAAGGAGAAAGTATGTTAGCAATAGATAAGTCAGCAGTTAATTTAAAGCACAGGGATGTGCCATTCTTTGAGGAGTTGGAGAAGTTTGCCCACTTCATTAGGCTCGCTAAACCTTTACTTGATTTTAAAGTAGACGACGAGTGTGTAAATCAGATGTGGTATCGCACCGATGAAGAGAAACAAACTAAGCCGAGCCACTTCATCAAGAGTTTGAAGGTCTATGAAAATGGGGAATACCTAGGCAGTATTGCGACTGACCGCCGACACCATCGTGGGGATTTAGAGTTAGTTTATATGGTCGAGAGCTTTCGTATTCGTAAAGAAAGGGGTAACTCCAACGGGACATTCTCTAAAGACATCAAGGTAGCACTACGCCATGCCAAGAAGGTATTTCATTCTAGAGCAGATGAAGAACTAAAAGAGTTAATTGGCAATACAGTTAGAAACCTTGTCAAGCAAACCTTTTCTTCTGCAAAGAGTCAGGTGCGTTGGATGTGTGACCAAGAAGATGAGTTGGTATTCTATGCAATGCTAGGGCATGATGCGTACTTAAGGGGGGAAGATACAGTCAAACTACCATCAATACCGACAACAACAAACGATAAAGATAAATGGCTAGGGCATTGTGAGGTTCTTAAAAGTGCTGGTGCTTTGGAGATGGCGTACGATGCTAAGAAAGGCTACGCTATTAAAGCTAACGACGATAACAGTTTGGTTTGCTATGACTTAGAAGTCGACGCTGTTGTTAAATACAAATCGTTTGATGAGTTGCCCGAGAGTATAGCTACTAAGTTTGCTATGTTTAAAGTTCTTAAAGAGGATGAGCCTATCGCACAGTTTGGTTGCAAATACCGTGAAGGCTATTTCTTTATCCCGAGTGTCTGATGTATAATCAGGGGGAGGTTGCCTTCGTTGGTAATTTCCTTTCACGGGGTTGGCTTAACTCATCTGGTATATGTGACTTAAGTTGATGTAACCCATAAATGCACTAGGGCATAATCTACTTCACCTACGACCCCGCTTCGGCGGGGTTTTCTTTTGCCCTTTTCTAGTACAGGACAGTATGACATTATGTCAGTTTGTCCTAAGGGTAAATCCCTACAAATATATCTTGCACATGGCTAGACTTATTGGTATACTCTGTCAATACTATAAGGAAACCGAAACCAAATGGCAACACCTGAGTCTAAGGTAAAAGCTTCTATCGTCAAGATACTAAAGAAGCACGATGTCTACTACTTCTTTCCCGCTACTGGCGGCTTTGGTCGCTCGGGCGTCCCTGATATTATAGCTTGCTTTCGTGGTCAGTTCGTTGGAATTGAGTGCAAGGCTGGCGATAACAAGCCGACTGCGTTACAACAAAAAGAATTAAAAAAGATTATGACTGCGGGCGGTCATGCGTTTGTTGCGAACGAAGAAAACATTTCTTTCTTTGAATCTTATTTCCATAGGTTTGACCTTGACGACGGTCGATGCTAACCAGTTCCCTCACTCTAGGATAAACAAAAACATGAATGATGGCGTAAAAATTTTGCTTGAACGGATGCAGACCCACCCTGAGGAGTTTTTTGATTTTGGAAGTAAATGGGCTGGTGTAATTGGCGAACATAAAGACTTTTTAGAGGTAGAAGACCGCCAAGCCCTTACCGACGGAATAAACAAACTTATGCAACAACGCTTTACCGAAAAAGTATTGGAGGAACTCGTTGACCCAACAGAAGAAAGTAATGTAAAAAAGTTGGGGAATATGTTTACACAACGCAAAAGGGCTTTAGCGGCGCAAATTCCACCAATACCTTCTATAACTATTGAACAAAGCAAACATTTAGAAGCCCACTTAAAGGCTTTAGGGCAAACTCCTATTGCTGGAGTAACACAAACCCTATGAACATAATTACCCTAGACTTTGAAACCTATTACAGTAGAGAGTTCAGTCTTACTAAAGTCACAACAGAGGAATATGTCCGTTCGGATATGTTTGAGGTCATAGGTGTAGCCGTTAAGGAGAACGACAATGATGCAGTTTGGTTTAGTGGGACACACGGGCAAGTTTCTGACTTCCTTCATAAATACGATTGGGATAACTCTTTTGCTCTTGCCCATAATGCTATGTTTGATTCCGCTATTCTTACTTGGGGGTTTGGTATTAAACCGATGGCTTGGTTGGACACGCTTAGCATGGCACGTTCGACAGATGGTTTGGAAGCTGGAAATTCCCTTGCTAAGCTTGTGGGGCGATATAATCTTGGCGCAAAAGGAACAGAAGTCCTTGACGCATTGGGTAAGAGAAGGTCAGATTTTTCTCCTAGTGAACTTAATGCGTATGGTAAATATTGCATTAACGACGTGGAACTAACCTACAAGCTATTCTTTATCCTCGCCGACCGCTTTTCAAAATCAGAACTACAACTCATTAGCCTCACGATCAAGATGTTTTCTGAGCCTGTGCTTCAACTAAATACACCGCTACTTGAACAACATTTAATGCAAGTGCGGACCCGCAAAGAAAAGTTACTTGATGCTTGCGTATCAGATAAAGATACCTTGATGTCAAATCCAAAGCTGGCTGAACTACTTATATCTCTTGGGGTTGAGCCACCTATGAAGATAAGCCCTGCTAACGGAAAGGAAACTTATGCCTTTGCTAAGAACGACGAAGGATTTAAAGCACTCATGGAACACCCTGACGAGAGGGTTCAAGCCATCGTTGCCGCACGACTTGGAACTAAAAGCACACTTGAAGAAACTAGAACAGAAAGATTTATCCAAATATCCCTACGGGGAAGGATGCCAGTACCTCTTCGCTATTATGCTGCTCATACTGGTCGTTGGGGAGGCGATGACAAACTCAATTTACAAAACCTACCTCGTAAATCTCTTCTCAAAGATTCTATTGTTGCCCCTAAAGGATATGTTTTAATTGACGCCGACTCCTCACAAATTGAAGCACGAACAGTTGCATGGTTGTCGGGTCAAACGGATTTGATCGAAGCGTTTGAAAGGAAAGAAGATGTATACAAGATCATGGCGTCAGCTATATATAACAAGGCAGAAGAAGAAATCGACTCGGGCGAAAGGTTCGTCGGTAAGACGACGATTCTCGGTGCGGGGTATGGCATGGGCAGTAAAAAATTTGCACTACAACTCAAAACTTTTGGCGTGGAAATTGCGGATGAGGAAGCGTCTAGAATTATCTCAGTTTACAGAGCCACTTACCCCCACATACCCCAACTGTGGAAAGAAGCTAATAGCGCCCTTGATGCGCTCACACAAAAGAAAACTGCGCCTGTCGGGTGTCAACCCCAAGCACTTAGCCTTACGGAATCAGGTTTTTTATTACCTAGTGGACTTTACCTAAACTACCGTGATTTACAGAAAGATAGCGACGACCAATATAGCTATGCAAGTAGGCGGGGTCGCATTAAGATTTACGGTGGGAAGATAGTAGAGAATCTTTGCCAAGCACTTGCTCGGTGCATTATTGGTGAGCAGATGTTGCGTATGGCTAGGAAATATAAAGTTGCTTTGACTGTGCATGATGCGGTCATGGTTGTAGTAAAAGAAGAGGAGCAAGAAGAGGCGGTAGCATATGTAGAAGAGTGCATGAAGTGGCGGCCGTCCTGGGCATTAACACTACCTCTTGCTTGTGAACTAGGTGTTGGTAAATCTTATGGAGAATGTTGATGATTGAAAAACTAATTGAACCCCAAGCGTTAGATAACGACATTGCGGTGATGAAGATAATGCAGTTGATGGGGCAGTTAACCCCTAACGACATTGAGTATGTTTTAAAAGCAACCAAGCAAGTCTACGACGCTATTGCGCTTGGAAGTTTGTATGAAGATTTATGAAGCCCTCTTTATTGTGCTTGCTGGATGCTTTATTGTTTATTTAGCGGCGTTTTATGGTCGTTATGAATCTAAAGTATACGCATGTTCTGAAGTTGGCTACCCAGTAGCGATTGATGTACCTAAAGAAGTTATTGAAATGTGTAGAAAGGCAAAAAAATGGCAGTGAAACCAAAACTAACACCAAAAAGAAAAACAACTGTTGAAGATACGCTTGGTATTAGCGTAGAAATTATTAAGGAAAACAAAGATGGCTCCGCCGATGCTCAGGTTAAATTTAATAAAGAAGGACTTGGAACACTTGTACAGTGGGGTATTGTTGCTATGCTTGCCGCAGCAATTGATGAATACCGAGTTAGACCCGAGGAAGGTAGCAAAGCTGTTAGTAAGCGCACTAGACCAACCAAAACCAAGCCTGTGGCAAAAAAGAAAGCGAGTAAAAAATGACCGCTAAAATCCTGCCCTTTACGGGCGAGACAACTGAAGATATCGACGCCGACACCGTATTAGAAAACAATAAAGGTGAGTATGAGTGCGTTGTTATTGTTGGCTACACTAAGATGGGTGCTGAGCGTTTAGTATCTAGCACGGGTGACTCTGCGCTTATGGTGTGGCTATTAGAACGTGCTAAGAAAACAATACTTGAACACGCTGACTTGGACGACGATGAATGGGAACATTAATGGACTATGCTGAGTTCTTATTAGATATACGCAAAAACCTAAAAGATTTTGAAGATTGTATGTTAGAAAGAAAGTTTAAAGATGCTCAACTGTATGCAGAGTACGCATTGGTTGAAGCTCGACTGTTGTGTTTAATAGCTAAAGAAAGCAATTCATGAGTATTACTTGGTCATATTCCTCGCTTGGGTTGTTTCAACAATGTCCTAAAAAATACTACCATCTAAGGGTAATCAAGGATATCAAAGAGCCTACAACTGAAGCTATCATATATGGCAAGGCAGTTCACGAAGCGGCTGAGCATTACATAGGAAAAGGTACACCAATACCTGAGAAGTTTTCTTATATGACTCCAATATTGGATGTGCTTAACGCTATACCAGGTGAGAAGCTAGTCGAATATAAGATGGGATTGACCAAGGATTTAGAGCCATGTGGTTTCTTTGACAAGGAAGTTTGGTTCAGAGGTGTAGGAGATTTAGTTATTGTAGAGGGGGACTTAGCCCACGTAGTTGATTACAAGACAGGAAAGTCTAGTCAGTATGCGGATACTAAGCAGTTGGAGTTGATGTCATTAGCGTTGTTCAAACACTTCCCTGATATTGAAAAAGTAAAAGCGGGTCTAGCGTTTGTAGTATGTAACGACTTTATTAAGGCTAAATACAACAAGAAGGACGAAAGTATTTATTGGTTGCGTTGGAAGCAGGAAACAGATCAGTTAGAAAAAGCGTATGAGAATGATTTGTGGAATCCAAAACCTAACTTTACTTGTAGGAAATTTTGCTCGGTAATGGAATGTGAGCATAACGGAAAAGGGAATTACAGATGAACGATGAAGACTTGAGAGATTGTTTTGCTATGTTTGCTATGCTTGGGTGGACTATGAACGGAGACTACACCAAAGAAGAAATACCCCGCTTGTCTTACGATTTAGCGGAAGCAATGATTGAACAGAGAAACAAACAAGAAGTAGGCATTGTTGCAGCTAAACCTAGAAGGAAGAAGAGTGCCTAGAGGTAGACCAAGAAAGTATCTACGCTTTGACGAGATAGTATTAGAGACACTTAGAAACCTGCCGCCGACTGTAACTGAATTTGGAAAGCTAACTGAATATGCTCCTGTACCTAGTTTACGACGAGAACCAAGAGCTGATGCGTCAGGTCTCAAGGCGAGAAGAAGCACGGGCGCTCGTAAGTGGGAGAGTTGGGTGGACGTTCAAACAATTACGTTCGAAGAAGAAGTTGGTAGATTTATCAAAATTTGAGGATGCACTGATATGAAAACAAGATTATACGAAGCAAAGTTTGTATCTTACAGACCAGAACCAGACGAATTTAAAATGGCTAAAAGCAAGATACCTCCAGTATTTAAACCGTACGTGTCTCAGCCACACCCACAAGCACAACGTCTTAACGAGGCATTGAAAAAATGATAGACCCAGTAAACCACCCCGTTCACTACACCGACCACCCATCGGGTATAGAGTGCATACAGATTACTGAACATATGAATTTCAACCTTGGCAATGCCATTAAATATGTGTGGCGGGCTGGATTGAAGGGCAAGCATTTAGAAGACTTAAAGAAAGCGGTGTGGTACATCAACCGTGAGATAGCTAGATTGGAGAAACAAAGTGGGCGATAAAAGAGTAATAACAATCAAACCATACAACCCTGAGTGGTATCCACCGTGCTTTGAAAGCAGAGTTCAGTATCAAGACTATATGTGGCAATCGCATAGGACTAACCAACCACATGATCCTATGAACCACTGCTTAGACTGCACTCGTGAATATAAGATAGAGATGCTTAAACAAAAAAGATGTGAGCATCCTGAGACTATATTTGTAGTATGGAAAAGCTCCCATAAGAGAGACAAACCAATAGGATCTATTCTAGATGAACCAGATATTCTAGGCATATCAAACAACAGTAAGTTTTGGGAAACCCCCGCATACGATCACGTCCCTGGCAAACCGAAGGAGCCACCTCCATGTCTTTAGAACCAATCCCATTTGCAGGCATGGTAGAAACTGACCCAGAGATAGCGTATCTAGATGCTATTGTTGCGGAAATGTACGGCAAAAACCCCGAAAATATGCCAAAATACATAGTATTAGGAGATGGAAGTCTCTACATTTTCCATAAAGAGGAAGACCGCTATGCCTTACGTGAACAAACCACGCCCGTACAAGAAAGAATACCAGCAACAGAAAGCTCGGGGGGAGCAGCCAGCCCGCAACGCACGGGAGAAAGCCCGCTATGCAATGGACAAGAAGGGCATAGACCGAACGGGGAAGGATATTGACCATGTCATTCCCTTATCAAAAGGCGGTACAAATGCGGCAGGCAACCTTAAACTCAAGTCGCCTAGCTCCAACCGTTCGTTTAGCCGAAACTCAGACCACACAGTCAAACAAAATAAGCCAAAAAATGGCAAAAAATGATGTATATAAGTGGCCTGGGGTATACCCCCCAATGGAGCATCAAAAAGAAACATCAATATTTTTAGCAACAAATCAAAGAGCCTTCTGCTTTAACGAGCAGGGTACAGGCAAAACAGCATCAGCAATATGGGCAGCCGACTGCCTACTAGAACAGGAAGTTATAAACCGAGTTCTTATTATTTGCCCGCTATCTATTATGCAATCCGCATGGCAAGCCGACTTGTTTAAGTTTGCAGTTCATCGCCGAGTCAATATTGCGTATGGAGATAGAGAGAAACGCAAAGCAGTTATCAGAGGCAGTGCCGAGTTTGTCATTATTAACTATGACGGCATTGAGATTGTACGCAACGAGATTGCTGAAGGCGGCTTTGATTTAATTGTAGTTGACGAAGCGAATGCTTATAAGACAATTACTACACAGCGCTGGAAAACACTCAATTCTTTAATAACACCAGACACATGGCTATGGATGATGACGGGAACACCAGCCGCCCAAAACCCAACAGATGCTTACGGCTTAGCTAAGATGTGCGTAGCTCACCGAGTGCCTAAATTCTTTGGTAAGTTTAGAGATCAGACAATGGAAAACCTTAGTAGGTATAGATGGGTTCCTAGGGAAAACGCTAATGAAATTGTATTTGATGCGCTCCAACCAGCAATCCGATTTACTAAAGAACAATGCTTAGACTTACCAGAGGTGACACATGTTTTCAGAGACGCCCCCCTTACTCCGCAACAGGCAAAATACTACAAACTCCTCAAAAAAGAAATGCTCATGGTGGCTGCAGGGGAAGAGGTTACGTCTGTTAATGCCGCTGTTAATCTTAATAAACTGCTTCAAATTAGTGGTGGTGCTGTTTATTCTGACAACGGTAGCGTTGTTGAGTTTGATGTTTCTAATCGGTTACGAGTTATCGAGGAAGTTATCGAAGAAGCTAGTCACAAAGTTCTTGTATTTGTACCGTTCACTCACACGATAGAGTTATTAAAAGCTCACCTAACAAAAGCAGGACATACTTGTGATGTTATCAACGGTGCGGTCCCAGTCACTAAACGCAACGACATATTTAAACGCTTCCAAGAAGATGAGAACCCACGAGTCCTTATAATTCAACCACAAGCAGCGGCGCATGGTGTTACATTGACTGCAGCTAACGTAATTATTTGGTACGCCCCTGTTACATCAATTGAAACATATTTGCAAGCCAACGCACGTATTGATAGAAAAGGGCAAAAGAATCCTATGACCATCGTGCATATTAAGGGTTCTCCCGTAGAAGGAAGATTGTATAACTTACTACAAAAGAAATTAGATGTTCATGATAAACTAATTGACCTGTATAAAAATGAAGTTGAAGAAAATACTTGACAAGGTATAGCTTTAGGTTTAGTATTACATAAATGGACAAAGATCCAATATAAATTATGAAAGGAAGTACATGGACGATAAACCGTCAGTTGATGCACTCGTTAACGTATATATAAAAATACGAGACGCACGTGATACTGCTCGTAAAGAAGCGGATAGAATTGAAGCCGACTTTGAAGAGCAGCTAGATATTATTAACCAGCAAATCTTACAGATCTGTGAAGAGACAGGCGCCGACAGTATTAAAACTGCGCATGGCACTGCTATCAGAACAGTTAAGTCAAGATACTGGACTAATGATTGGGAACGATTCTACGATTTTATTTTTGAACATCAAGTGCCTGAGTTATTAGAGCGTAGAGTTCATCAAACAAATATCAAACAATTCCTAGAAGAAAACCCCGATTTGCTACCCGCGGGGCTAAATGTGGATAGCGCATACTCAATAACTGTAAGGAGAAGCAAATGAGCGAACTAGCTCTGTTTAAAAAAGATTTACCCGACTATCTTAAAAAGGTCGAATTAGATGACGCTACTAAAGCCCTTATGGGTAGTGGTGGTGGCGGTAGCAAACGTATTTCTTTGCGTGGCGGTAAGTTCCGCATGGTTGTAAATGGCGAAGAAGTAATGACTAGCAATAGCGAGACACTGAGTGTTGTTGTAGTAAACAATGCTAAGAAAGTATCCCGCACATTCTATGCTGGTGCTTATAACCCTAAAGCTGAAGCTACCCCTCCTGACTGCTGGTCTAATGATGGCGATCGTCCTGATGCAAGTATTGATGAGCCTCAGCACCATAATTGTAACGAGTGCCCACAGAATATTAAAGGCTCAAGTGCAGGTGGTGGTCGTGCTTGCCGTCACTTCCGTCGTATTGCAGTAGCTCTTGCAGATAATGTCGGTGGCGATGTCTATCAGATGACTCTAGCTTCTAAGTCAATCTTTGGTAAAGGCGATTTAGATCACATGCCGTTTGAGCAGTTTGGTAGTTACGTAGCTTCACAAGGCTACAACTTAAACAACATGATTACTGAAATGCGCTTTGATCCAGATTCAGATACCGCTAAGTTGTTCTTTAAGCCTACAGATTTCTTGTCTGAAGAAGATTGGGAATTAGCTAAGAAGCAAGGTATGTCTTCATCAGCACTAAAAGCTATTGAGATGAGCGTACCTAAAGGCGATTCAAATGCTCCTAAGTTGGCTGCACCAAAGCCAGCAGCTAGAGAAGAAGCCGAGCCGATTGCTGAACCGAAGAAGCGCCCTGAGAAAAAAGCTGAAGCGCCGACACCTAAGAAAGACATTAAGTCGATCATGAGTGGATGGAGCCAAGAAGAAGCATGAGTTTAAGGGGCTACAGCCTTCGGCTTTACAAAGCTAACCAAGAAGCGGACTCTGCATTAATGGGAGTTCAGCTTGGTCGGTATTGTATGTCTAAAGATATCCCTGTTGTTCAGATTGCTGGCAAGTTCAACGTCTCACGCATGACGATATATCAGTGGTTTACTGGGGCTGCAAAACCTAGTAAAGCTAGGGCTGAAAAAATAAAAACAATGCTAGAGAAGGCTTGCTTTAGCGCATAGTCTACCCCAGGGCAGCTAGTTTGACGGAACGAAAAGGGGGATGCCGACCCCCCCTGCTGCCCTTCCTTTCTTTCGGTTTTGAGGTGATATGGCAACAACAGACTTATTGACAGCGGTACTGCCTACAGAAGGGTGGTATTGCATTGTCGGTTTAAAACAGGCGGGTATTCCTAGACAAGTATTTGTCGAGACGCTTATAGAAGCGCAAGATGAAATTAACAATCTGTTGTCTAAAAGTTTTGATGTTTATTTTGCTTGTGCCAAGTATGGCAACGACGTCGATGGACGTACGCAGAAGAATAGCACTTACTTTAAATCATTTTGGATTGACGTCGATTGTGGCTTGGGCAAGCCATATGCAGACCAAGTTGAGGGCTTATCGGCTCTCAAGGAATTCTGTGCGAAGGTGCATCTACCTTTGCCGACGGTCGTCAATTCAGGGCGTGGTATCCACGCATACTGGAGACTTACTCAAACCATTTCTCGCAACCAATGGAAACCCGTCGCCGACCGCATTAAATACTTATGTGAAGAGCACGACTTCAAAGCCGATGGTTCTAGAACTGCTGAGAGTGCTTCTATTCTTAGAGTACCTGAGACATTTAACTATAAACAAACTCCACCGCTTCCTGTGGAAATACTGGACGTGGCGGACGAGTCTAACTACGAAGACATAAAAAAGCTACTTGGTGTGCTTGTGGGTCCCGACTATATTCCACGGCAGTACAATCAAGATACAAACACCAAAAAGAACATTACTAGTCGGTTTAAAACCATCATGCTTAAAACCATTGATGGTACTGGATGCAGTCAGCTAAAGGATTTAGTAGAGAACCAAGCTACTCTTGACGAACCAAGATGGAGAGCGGTGCTTAGTATTGCTGCAAACTGTGTAGATAGAGATGAGGCGATTCATTTAGTAAGTAAAGATCACCCTGACTACTCTCACGCAGAAACAGAAAACAAAGCTAATAAAGTTCCTTACCCATACTCTTGCGAGAAGATGGAGTATTACAATCCTGGGCACTGCAAGGGCTGTACCAATTTAGGTAAGATTAAAAACCCTATCCAGTTAGGTAATGAGATTCTTGTAGCTGAGCCTGATGCTCCTATTGTTGTAGAAGCAGATGACGGTGTTAAGCATTCGTATAAAGTACCTGAGTTTCCGTTCCCGTATTTTAGGGGCAAGACCGGTGGTGTCTATCGCCAGCCAGCAGAGGAAGATTCTGAACCAATAACAGTTTACGAGCACGACTTGTATGTTGTTAAGCGCCTTAAAGACCCGAGTAAAGGCGACTGCGTATGGATTCGGTTGCACTTACCTAAAGACGGAGTACGTGAATTCTCTATGTCTCAAACCGATGCACTTACATTTGATAAGTTGCGTGAGAAATTAGCGTGGCATGGTGTGGCGGCACACAAAAAAGAGATGGAAGGGATTATGTATTACATAACGACATTCATTAAAGATCTTCAATACAGAGAAAGAGTAGAAATTATGAGAACACAATTTGGTTGGACAGACGATAATTCCAAATTTATTCTTGGGGATAAAGAAGTAGCTGCGGATGGTGCGACATATAGCCCGCCTTCTAGTGATACTGGTAACTTGGCAAACTGGATGCAGCCGACTGGGTCTTTAAATGACTGGAAAGAAATTGTTGCGGTTTATAACCAGCCAGGATTTGAGCCACATGCGTTTGGTTTCTTCACGGCATTTGGGGCACCCCTACTAAAGCATTTAAATCTTAAGGGCGCAATTATCAACTTGATTAACAACACATCAGGTACAGGTAAATCTACAATCCTTAAGATGTGCAACAGCGTGTACGGTCATCCTGACGAGTTGATGCTCCAATGGAAAGATACTATGAACGCTATGATCCACCGTCTCGGTATCATGAACAACCTGCCTGTAACTATTGACGAGATTACTAAGCTATCAGGAGAGCACTTCTCAGACCTAGCCTACGGTATTTCACAAGGGCGTGGTAAGAACCGTATGAAGTCTCAAGACAATGCCGAGCGGATTAACACAACCAAATGGGCAACCATTGCTTTATGCAGTTCTAATGCTTCCTTCCAAGATAAGCTAGCAGCTTTAAAGTCTACCCCTGATGGCGAGTTCATGCG